AACAGAGTTTATAACACCAAGTGTCACTACAGCTGCGGCAAACCCAACAAGAGTTCCACCAACACCTAAAGCCCATTTGAGTCCAGGATATTTACTGTATTGTCCAGTTGAAATAATCTTATCAACCGCAACTATGGTCCCTGCTATTGCAAGTACTGCAATCAATCCAGAGGCAATTGCTATCGCACCGAGTCCAGCAGTAGCTGTTATAATAGTACCAAGAGTCAAAGCTGCCAATCCAAAGGCGACCATTGTAAGACCAACACCAATCGCCCATTTTAAACTTGGATACTTATCATATTTTCCAAAATTAAGTATAAGTGATGAAAGTGATATTACAGTGGCAATTGCAACAATAACTAATCCACCCTTTACTATATCGGTTAAAGATACTTTAGATAGATATTTTATAGAAAGAGCCATAACAACAGCAGTTCCTACAAGTGCCAATGATAATAAAGTAAATTTAATAATTTTACCAATTGAAACATCAGGCATTTTACTTATAATCCACCCAGCTATTGCCACCGTAGTGGTCCAACCTATCAACATCAAACCAGCTTTTAGTACATCTTTAGGTTTTAAGTTCTTTAGTTTATCAACAATTAGTTTCAATGTAAACGAAAAGACGACAAATAGTAAAGAAATACCGACTGATGTTAAAAATTGAAAGAATCCAATTGGTTTAACTTTAGATAAGAAGTATGAAGATGCCAAAATAGCCATCGACAATGCAGTGAATATTATAGGCATAGATATTGCCGCCATACCGACTTCTAACGGACTGATACCTCTAAACGCTTTCAAAATCTTAGCGACTCCATAAGATAAAACTACAAAAGTAGCCGCTATAAATATCGAACTAAGAGCTTGAAATAATCCTATAGGTCTAACTTTAGATAAAAAGTATGAAGAGATCATAATAGAAACTGATAGAGCCACAAATAAAATCGGCATTATCACTGATGCTGCAAGAGCAGCTACTGGATTAACACCTTTAAAAGCTGATATTATCTTACCTATACCAAATGATATTACTGCAAAAGTTGCAGCAATCATAATAGCAGTAAAAGCTTGAAATAATCCTATAGGTTTAACTTTACTTAAAAAGTAGGATGATATAGCAATTGATACAGAAACTGCAACCAGTACAATAGGCATCAAGGCTGATGCAAGTAAAGCAGTAATAGGATTTATACCCTTAAATGCTGATATCAGTTTACCTAAACCATAAGACATAACAGAAAATGTACCTGCAATTAATATTGATGTAATAGCCTGAAATAATCCTATAGGTCTAACTTTACTTAAAACATAGGATGATAACATAATAGCAGTAGATACACCAAGCATAACAATAGGTAAAAAGGCTGCCGCTTTCAATGCGTTGAAAAGTCCAACATCACTGAAGGCTCTAATAATCTTACCAAGATTTGGCGCAAGAACTGCAAATGTACCAGCAATTAATATAGATGTCATAGCTTGGAAAAGACCGACTGGTTTAACTTTACTTAAAATCCATGAAGAAGCTGCTATTGCAGTAGAAAATCCAACCATACCGAGTATAACAGCTGGAAGATCTCTTAAATTTATTTTATTAGTTTTAATTTTCTTACCCTTACCATCATCAACCTCTTGTCCTGAAAAGGCTGCTGCTATTTTAGTGAAAGCGATAGCTATAAGTGGAAGTGCGAGAGCCAATCCTATAACAGAAAGAAAGTCTATTTTACCAACTAGCTTTAGTGCCAATCCAATTGCGATAATACCGGTGGCAATAATTAAAACGGCTGATATACCATCTTTAATTTTTTTGGTATCCATATCACCAAAAAATCCTGGTTTCTTTTCCTCTTTTTTCTTTGATACTTCCTCTGTAGTAGGCTTTCCAGAAGAGACTTTCTTAACTTTACCATCATCTCTATCCTTTTCTTCTCTTTCAACTTTCTTGTCTTTGCTAACTTTAACAGGAGTTGGTTCTTGAGGAATATTTTTAACCTTTTCCTTCTTACCACCATCTCTATCCTTTTCTTCTCTTTCAGCTTTCTTGTCTTTACTAACTTTAACAGGAGTTGGTTCTTGAGGAATATTTTTAACTTTTTCCTCCTTCTTGTTATCAATTTTAGAGTCTCTTTCAACTTTCTTGTCTTTGCTAACTTTAACAGGAGTTGATTCTTGAGGAATATTTTTAACTTTTTCCTCCTTCTTGTTATCAATTTTAGAGTCTTTTTCCTTCTTTAGAATTTTAAGTATAGTGTCCTGTTGATCTAATAGCTTCTGTGTGTCTTTTTTAATTTCAATTATACTTTGACTGACTTCTTTGATTTGTTTATCAAAGTTACCCATCTGTAAAGCGGTAACTGAAGCAGATTTTGCCTCACCTTTCTTAGATAACGCTTCGGAAATTTTATCCAAAGAATTTGATAAATTACTTAAACCTTCTATTAACTCCTTATCCATTAAATAACTTTAGTTTTCAAAGTATATATAAATAATAACATTATTTCTTAATATATAATAATGAAAACTATTAAAATCATATGAAGGTTATGAACTTCAGGAAATTCATATCATATTTGAATTTATCCGAATCTTTGAAAGAAGTCGAGTTAAATAAAATATTGGATAAAATATCCAAAAGTATAAACCTGAGCTCAAAAGAGAAGGAATTTTTAGGTAAGTATGATAATATCAAAGATGATGATTTGAAAGACTTCAAAATGCTATCACTACAATCAACTTTTGAAAAATTACAAGGATTGATTGATAATAATAAAAAAGTGATCTGTAATCTTTCAGATAGAAATGGTAAAATAGGAATTCAAATAGTATCAATATACTCTGATTATGAAAATGAGGTTTACATTTTAAATCTTAAAAACGGAGAGAAGATTGAATTAAAAGATAATTACCTTTATAATATAATATATAACCTTCAAAGAGATGCATACTCACTTGAAACAGAGGAAGAATTCTTTGAAAAACTACCTGTTAGAAATGAAGATTAAAAACTATAAATCATTCTTAGAAGCAATATCTGGTTGGGAATTAGTTGGTCACATGGGGCCTAACTATGGAGAGGAAGAAAATTCACCTATGAAAAAAGCCGGTATGACGGACGTTTTATATTCTGATGCATTTGGTAGAATGGTAACATATGATGAATATCAAAGTTTACATAATGACTATCTTAAAAAAGGCGGATCACCACTTCAAGGATTTAATTTAGAAAACTTAGATAAAGTATTATCTGTATTGAATAATTAAATCTTATTTTTAAGACTTTCTTTTAAAATATCAAATATACGGTCAATCTGATCATATCTAATACGGATTAAATCAATGTAATTATCTTCACAATAATCATTTTTAATTTTATCGTTTATTTTAAGTGATTCATATGCTTTTAATCCGCCAAAGTGTTCAATAGGTTCATAATGTTGAATTCCATCAAACTCTATAGCGATTCTATATTTAGGTAGGTAGAAATCGTATCTAAGTGGTAAAATATTTCTACAATCTTTGAATTTATATTCTTTCTCATAAAATATTTTAAACTTATCAAGATACTTTCTAATTTCTCTCTCACCTTTTGATTCTGAACAAACCGGACATCCACTTCTCATATGAACACTTGGTGTTTGATAAAAAATACCATGTTCTTTACATAGAATAGAAACTTTATTCCTATCATTTATATATGTTACCAATGAATAATCATACTTATCACCATGATAGTTCACTGCCTGATCTATAAATTCATCCGTATTTTTTGAATTTCTTCTTTCGGGTGCGTATATTAAATGATTATGTGGTAGTTGGTCATAAATAACATCTTTGTAGATTATTTTTACAGGAGAATTACACCTTTTGAAATAAACCAATGAGTAGTCATACTTATCACCCCATTTTCTTTTTGCCCTAATAAGAAATATTTCAGTATTAAGAAAACTTTCCAATGGATATTTTAAATGGCTACCCGGTAATTGCTCATATGTTATACCGTCGTATATTATTTTAACTTTGGTTTTGGCATTTTTATACTCAACCAATGTGTAGTCATACTTATCACCCCAAACTTCCTTTGCCTCGTTTATAAACTGTTCGGTGTTCTTTTTTGTCTTTATATCTCTTTCTAACTCACAAGCACATCGTTTACAACCCATTCCCATAAAATGAGAGTTTGCAACTTGTTCAAAGTAACCATGTTTAATACATTTTATTATTACTTTATCTGACGCCTTTGTATAGATGGTCTTATCGTATGAATATTTATAGTTGTGTATTTTTCCACATTGATCCACGAATCCTTCTGTCGTTTTTTTAATAGATCTTTTTTCCGGGGCCGATGATAAATGAAGGGTCGGTGTCTGCTCAAATATTTCACCTGTTTTATTATAGATTATCTTAACCTTTGATTTGCAATTTTCATACTCAACCAATGAGTAATCATATTTATATTTACCCCATTTATCTTTTGCTCTTTTAATAAACCATTCCTGATTCATATTTAATTCTACAGCAGATCTAAGATGACTCGATGCAATCTGTTCGAATACAACACCATCATATATTATTTTAATATTCTTCAAAGCTCCTTTATATTTGGTTAGACTATAATCATATTTATTTTCACCCCAAATACTTTTAGATTCCTTAATAAATTCTTCTGTTGTTTTTGTAGGTGTATTCTTTTCTGGACATCTACCTAAAAGTATATGCTTAACCACTTTTTGTCTATAAGTAACACCACCATAAACCACGTCTATATCATCCTGAGATAATATTTTATCGGTCAAAGTTGGATATTGATATTTATATCCATGTTTTTCTCTGGCCCTATCTAAAAATTCCTGTTTAGTCATATAGTATATATAAAATTATATTTCCCCCCTTAATAAAGTTTTTTGGATTTATTATTAATAAAACTTAAAAAAGTTAAAAGGGGAGAACCACATATTTATATATAAATTATAAAATAATCTAAGAAGATGTCAAAAGAAAAAAAAGAAGTAAAAAAGTTTGAATTCTCAAAAGTTGGGATTATACTTGATAATATTGCAAAATCTATTCCGATTCAAATAGAAAAAGAAATTAAAGAAAAAAAATTCATAACAACGGGAGTCTATTTATTAGACGCCGCATTATCAGGCAAACTATTAGGTGGTGGATTTGCAACAAACCGAATTACAGCATTCGCTGGTGAATCAGGAGCAGGTAAATCATTTATTTGTTATTCATGTGTTAAGCACGCACAAAAAGCAGGTTATTCTGTAATCTACATTGACACTGAACAAGCAATCGACTTAGAAGATGTTAGTAAATATGGCATTGATCCTTCATTAGAAAAATTTAGACTGATAAGATCTAATAAAGTTGAAGATGTAAATATGGTCTTAACACAATTGATAGATGATTTAAAAGAACAAAAATTAGCAGGGTATGAACTACCTAAACTAATGATAGTATTAGATTCATTAGGTCAGATGGCGAGTAACAAAGAAAAGGCGGATTTACTAAAAGGTGATATCAAACAAGATATGACTAAAGCTAAAGCATTAGGATCTATGTTTAGAAGTATCAACACCGACTTAGGATTCTTAGAAATACCATTTTTATGCGCAAATCATACCTACTTAACAATGGATCTCTATCCCGCCGAGAAGCTTCGAGGTGGAAATGGTCTACTATATAGTGCTTCGGTAATCGGATTTATGAGTAAATCAAAACTAAAAACGGGTGAAGAAGACGATATGGATTTAGGACAATCAGGTATAACAGTTTTATTCAAAACTTCAAAAAATCGTATGGCTAAACCTAAAAAAATTAGATTTGATATCTCCTTTACACACGGTATGAACCCATTCACAGGACTGGATGCTTTCTGTCGTTCAGAATATTTTGAAAAAGTTGGAATTGCACAAGGTAAAATGGAAGTTGATAAGAAAACTGGGGAGATGACATTCATACCAGGTGGTAATAGATGGTATATAAGTCACTTAAATAAATCAGTTACAACTAAACAATTATTCACTCAAGAAATATTCACAATGGAAGTTCTTGAGAAGATGGCTCCAATTGTTAATGATTATTTCCGATTTAAATCATTAGATGAAATTGAACAAGTTGAAAAAGAGTTTAATGATATAATTGGTGAAGAAGAGATTGAAACACCAGATAGTGAATCATTTGACGCAGGTGATTTTTTTAATTAAAAATAATATTATCTATAAAAAAGAAAAACCCAATCACTAAGATTGGGTTTTTTAATTTTGTATTTGATAGAATTAAACTCGAATCTTGAGTGTCTCAAGGAAAGCTTTAATTGAATCAATAGAGAAAATACCATTAGAGACAAGACCAGTAATAATACCAATCAATAGACCGCCTTTCCAGTCCATATCATGAAAAATTCCGATGTTCAACCAAGATGCAAATATTCCCAAAAGAATAGCAACTGCCCAAGATTGAAGTCTAGCCCACTTACCATCAGCTTTTGTAAAACGTGAAACATATTCACTTAAAACAATAACGGCTCCTGATAAGGTAAAAATAGTATTAAACAATGATACTACATCCATTTTTATTTTTTATTTTTTATCTATATTTAAAAGTACCACCAATATTATTCAATCGAGGTATACTTAATTGATTTGGTTTACCAACAGTATAAAAATTTATACTTTTTATTTGATCAGGGTACTTTGTAAAATAGTCAATTAATAATTGTTCTCTATCTACTTCGGAGTATTCATCTTCAAAGTTAAAGAATTTAATCAATCTAAACAGGTTGTCACTTACAAATTCCTTGGCTTTTAACTTGTTTTTTTGATTATAAAGAGACCAATCGTCTATATAGTTCATTTTTTATATATTATTTTTTTATCTCACTAATTATTTTTATATTTGTAGTATGAAAATAGAACATCAAAATGTATATTTCGCAAGTGATTTTCACATAGGTCATCAAAATGTTATTAAATTTGATAGTCGACCTTTTGAAGATCTTCAAGATATGCATAATAAACTTATTGAAAACTGGAACTCAGTTGTAGGTGAAAATGACTTAGTTTTTTACTTAGGTGATTTTTCATTTAAAGATCGAGGATCTGGAAAATGGTTCAGAGACCAATTAAACGGAAAAATTCACTTCATAATGGGAAACCATGATAGAATGAGAATTGTTGGTCGTTTAGGGTTTGATAAAATATATGGTGATGATACCGCATTAGGAGGAGCAACCATAGAAATTAAAGATGATGATGCGAACAGAGGTTATCAAACGATAGTACTATGTCACTATCCAATATTATCTTGGAATAAGTCACATCATGGATCTTGGCATATACACGGTCACTGTCACCAATCTTTAGCAAAAAATCCAGAAATGGAATGGTACTATAAAAGAAAAGTTATAGATGCTGGAGTAAATGGTTTAGGATATACACCGATATCTTATACAGAACTAAAAAAGATTATGAATGATAAAGTTATTTCACCAGTAGATCACCACGAATAATGAAAGTATATTGCATAGATAATGATTGCTTATCACTTTCTATTGAAGTAGGAAAATGGTATGATGTATTAAAAGGAGATGAGGTATCAGACAAAACATCATACTTAATAGTAAACGATGGTAAATTTTCAAGAATATCAAAATCAAAATTCTTGACTTTAGAACAATTCAGAGAAATAAAAATAAAAAATTTAGGAATATGAACTCACTAAACAAATCATCAGAAATATTATTAGCAGAAATGACTGCTGAAGATATAATCAGAAAAGAACTAAGCGATGTTGTGTTGTATTTTGATTATCAAGAAGATGAAATAGAAACAGAACTATCACTAATAACAATCTCCAAAAATCACGGAGAGAGATTTCTTTTTCACAAAGTAAAAGGAAAGTCTAAATTACATTGTCTAAACACAATGATTGATTATATCAAGTCCGACTACAAATTAAATTTCAATAATTACGAGATAGTTTGGGTTAAACGAGGTGAAACAAAATCAAATATTTCGTGGTTTCACGGAAAATCATTTTTAGATGTAGTTGATAAATTCTTTCACTTAAAGGATCCAGGTGATATCGTAATCTACGAAGTTAAATTAAAGCCACAATCTTAAATAAACGGTTATCATGATGTTACATGAATTAGTACATTTGTGTGATTAAATTACCGTTGGTTTTACTTAAAATTCTTGAATAAAGAATTGAAGATATAACTTCAACTATCTTATCATCAGATAACTGCATGTTAAACTTTTCTTTAAATTGTTGCTCTGAAATAAAATCAGAAATATCAATTTCGAATTTTGATTTACCTAAATCAAGTGATATCTTCTTTTTACCTACTTGATTATAAGCATAGTCTATAATATTCTCTTTAATTATTAATACTTCTTCTTTAGTATAGATTGTTATTGGTGTGTCAACATCATGCACCCAGAAAGTGTGTTTATCAGAGGAAATAGGATCTATTTGACTTAGTGAAAGGTCAAAGAAATCTGCTAATATCTTTTCATGATTAATAGTTGCCTTTTCAATTCCCTTATATAAACATTGTTTTAAATCAACAACTTTAAATTCTTCAGATTCAAATAGCTTGAAATTTTCAAAAGTAATAACACCATCATTATGCATAGCTACTCTATCTTCAATAACATCCAGAACAACCCTATCAATGTTACCAACATCTTTTAAACCTTTTCTTTCTAAAAAATTTACAAGTCTAGACTTATTACCTAAAAGGTAATTTTTTAAATTAGTTGGTTTTATTTTCCACTTATCAACATATTCATCAACATATTGATTTATAAGATTGTAGTATTTATTTGCGTCTTCAGAACTTTTAATCATATTAGTATATATTAAAATAATTTTTCACTTTTAAAAACAAAGATGTTTTGTTGTAATATATAATAAAAATTAATTAGTGTTATTATGAATAAAGCTATTTTAGCAATTGCAATTTTTTCAGTTTTTATGACTTCTTGTGGTGGTTCACAATCTGAACAAACAACTACAACAGACTCAACAACAGTCGCTGCAGATTCAGCATGTTGTGATTCTACAAAGTGTGATACAACTTGTGTCGATACTTTGGTTAAGTAATTAAAACTTGAGACGATAGTTTAAAACCCGGAATTACTCCGGGTTTTTTTATGCACATTAAAGTTTTAATATATAAGAAAATGTAAATTCCTTAATGAATTTAACTCAGGCTAAGACATACTATAATAATAAACCAGTTGAATATGTTTTAAAAGAAGCGTACAACGATCTAAAAGAAGACAGAGAATTTGTGCCAAGATTCTCACTTAAAAATATTAAAGATTTTCAGGATATTCCAATTAACGAGCCTATTAAATATGATGAAAAAGTATTAATAAAAGCTATTCAGTATGGAATGATATTCCTAATTAACTATAAAGGTGAAAAGGATAAACATTTTGCCGGACATGAACGTGTTATTTATCCAATGGTTTTAGGAAGATCATCAAAAGGAAAACCACTAATAAGAGGATGGCACTTAAACGGATGGTCAGTTTCTAAAAATCGACACATTAATAAGATATGGAGACTCTTCAGAGCAGATAGAATACTTTCTATGACTTTCACAGGATCTTTTTATAGGTTAGCTCCTACTGGGTATAATATGAATGATAAAGGAATGAGAGGTGGAATTATATCTAAAGCGGATTTCAACGCAATTAGAAAAAATCAACAAAATTTAGTTCAGCAAAATGTTGTTCAAAATAGAGAAGAAGTAACTTTAAGTGAAGAAACTAGAAAATTTGTAACAATAAGAGTAAAAAATACAGACTCAAAATTAGACCTAACAAAACCGCTTGAGAATGCGTATATAAACAACCTTAAAAATGTACAAAATGTTAGAATTTCATTTTTGAAAAGTATTTACGGTAGTCAATATGTGTCAATATTAGGAGCAATGGGTGAACCAGGAAATACAGTAAAAATAATTGATGAGAAGGGAAAAAACTTAGGTATATTTAAAGTTTTAGATTCAACAACCGGTCAAGTACTTAAAAGTATAACAAAAGTTAAAGGAAATACTTTATATGATCTATACATTTTTGATAAAAAGATTTAATATATAATTTATGATGAGATATTTAAAATCCCTAAACGAAGAATTAAACATATCTAAATTATCAGATGAAGAATTTGATAAACTGGTAAAAAAAGTTATTGATAATTTAGATCAATATAGATCTTCAATATTAAATAATATTGAATATAACTTAAAAACTAATAAAATAGAATACAAAAAATTTGATAATATCAATATTTCTCAAATGATATCTCAATTAAATTCAGACTTAGGAAATGATATAGTAAATCAATTTAATATAGAAACATTTTTGAGAAAAATATCTCAAATATTAGACTTAAAAAAGAGAAACACAAAGAAAAAAATCAAAGAGGAATTCACCAAATATTACAGATCACTGGTTGAAAGATTCGGAGATGAATCACAAGATACAAAAGAGGAAGATCATTTTGACAAAGTTGATGGAGAATCATCTTTATTACCTAGAAAAAAATACGAAGATGAGAAATACGATATTCAAGTTGAGTTAATGAAACTACAAGAATGGGTTGTTAAAAATGGTGAAAGAGTCGCAATAGTATTTGAAGGTAGAGACTCTGCTGGAAAAGGATCAACAATTAAGAGATTTATTGAGTATTTAAATCCTAAATACTTTAAAGTTGTTGCACTTGGAGTTCCAACAGAAGAAGAGAAAAAAGATTGGTTTGGTAGATATGAAAAACACTTACCTAAACCAGGTGAAATAGTTTTCTTTGACCGTTCTTGGTATAATAGAGCTGTTGTGGAACCTGCTATGGGTTATTGTTCAGAAGAACAATATATGAATTTTATAGAGAATGTCTCTGATTGGGAAGAAAGCTTAGTAAAAAGTGGGTTAAAATTAATTAAATTTTGGTTCTCTATAACTAAAGAAAAACAACAATTGAGATTTCAACTTAGACAAACATCTCCTTTGAAATACTGGAAATTCTCACCTAATGATGCTAAAGTTATTGATAAGTGGGATATTATTACCAAGTATAAGAATCAAATGTTTAATAAAACATCTACAAAATTATCACCTTGGATTATTATAAACTCGAATGATAAAAAAATAGGAAGATTAAACGCAATGAGATACGCATTGTCAGTAATTGATTACGATGATAAAAATCCTGAGATGTGTGAATATTATCCTGAAGTTGTAAACATACTTAAATAAAAAAAAACCTCCAATTGGAGGTTTTTTATTTATAGTTGAACATAGTTTGTTCCAGGTATAAACTGTTTAGAATTATGTTTAGGTAGTAGTGTCCTCCAAGTGTGTCCAAATGTTTTTTCAAAGTGTGGAGCATCTTTAAAAGATTTCCAATCACCTCCCCAAACCCATCCATGTTTCTTCAATATGTTAACAACCTCCATCCAATCAGCTTTGCCATCTTTATCAAAATCTACATTTGTTTCCCAAGATGCAGACTCAAATTTACCATCTGAATTAGTATCTTTTAATAGAACTATATCCAATGCTAATCCGTAGTTGTGAATAGACTGACCGCCTTTTGCTTTTGTTACAACTCCTAGCCTTTTTCCTTTATCATCAAATAGTTTAGTTCTACCTTGAGCATAAAGAGCATCTTGTTCAGCAAATGTTCTCAATGTATATGCGAATCTACAAATTGCTTTTCCATTTAAAGTTGGTATAATTTCATTTAAGTATATGTTTTTTACTTCTTCCCTAACTGCCGGGTGTAAAAACTCTATTCTGTCTAATGTTGGTTTATCACTCATATTTTTATATTTTTATTTTATATATTTAACTTTTCATTACCGTCATATATAAATAGTATGAACGTTTATACACCTGAAGAAGTAGATAGAATTAATAAAATTAAAGAAACCAACGATAGATTGGAGGAGTTCTTTAATGGTAAAAGAGCAGAATGGTCAAAAAATATAGATCCTCTTTTTGAGGTTTTAAAAATTGAAATAACTACACAAACATCAAAGAGAATTATGGAGACTCAATCTCTGTGCCTTACATATCGACAGGTTATAAATGAACAAATATCATCCTTTTTAGATAGGCGTTCTAAACAAGATGTTAAATTAAAAAGAATTAAACAAGATAAATTTATTTGGTATGCAACATCATTTGGTGTTAAAACAAATATGGGTGAGAAGTCTCTTTTAATAGAAGCTCATGTTGCTGAAGAACAAAGAAATGTAGAATTGATTGAAAACTATATTGAGTATTTAAGACAGACTAATAAAAATTTAGAAAGTTTACAATTTACTATAAAGAATATTATCGATCTATTTAATTATCTTGGTAGATAATTACTTTTTCTTTTTAGTCTTCTTTTTTTCTAATCTTTCTGATTTAACTCTATCTAATTCTTTCTCAATATCTTTCTTAGAAAGACCCCATCTATGTGGTGCCTCTTCTATCGTTTTGAGTCTATATTCATAGTCACCAGTACATTCCGTACAATCTCCGTCACCCGTTCCGTCACAAGATTTACACTTTACAACACCATCATCACCACATTTTTTACATCCACCACCATCACATTTTGGACAGTCTATGCCACCACTGCCATCACAATCTGAACAGCTATTCGATTCTTTTCCACTTCCTTGACAAGAAAAACATTCGGTAGATTCACCCTCTGTGTCATTTAAAAATTCAACAGATGAAAAGGCTCTATTACTTAAATATTTCTTTTCTCTATTAAGGCAACACAATGTGTCTAAGAATGGATAACTTTCAAAATCAGATTTACTCAAATCTACTTTTAATTCACCTACTACATTTTGACCTTTGTATTTAAAAACTAAAGCGTCATAGTTATCACAGTTTTGCCTATACTTATACATCCATCCCTTTTCTTCCGCATAGTTAGTGAATTTAATAACATCACTATCATTTGCTGTGTAGATTCTATCCATAAAATATTCAGATCCTGGTGTTGTACTTAACTTCCAAACAAGTGCCCTACCTAGAACCTCACCACCACCATTTAGATAAACAAGTAAACTACAAACTTTAGGATTTTCGACATAGATATCAAAATAGTCTTGACACTCTTCATGCTTCATACATGAACTTCCTAAATTACCCTTTTCTTTAAACGCGTAATTATTGTAGTCATAATATTCTCTTATCTTTTCACCACTAACTAATTCAAACTTGTGATCTTCTTTAACTGTAGCAGCTTTGTATAGATTAACAAAGTCTTCAAAATCTTTATCTTTAAGTTTAGATACTTTAGTAGACAATCCTGAGTATGATATAAAATTTTTATCAGTTAATAATGCTTTTGCAAATCTACCAACTTTTACATCACTTCTACCTTTTATTGAGAAAGGATTACTATCATCAGATATATTATCTGCTTTTTTGTCTGATAAAAAAGATACAGTATCATCTTTATCAGAAAGATCGATAAAATTTTGCTTTAAATCATCACCAACATATAATTCAGTGGAAAAAACATCAAATAACAATTTAGCAATCAAATTTTTATCTTTAAAGTGTTTTATTTTATTTAGAAAATCACCACTGCATTGTAAATTTCCTTCTAAAATAAGTGATATAATCTTACTTTCTGTTAAAAACTCGACATATTTATTTAACATAAACTTTTTAGTATTTTATTGATATTAAATCTATATATTAAAATAATATGGATAAATATCAACTCAAAGAAGATCTTCAAATTTTAGATAAAACTATCTTACCAAAAGGTTCCGAAATTTCATTTGACGAATACAATGAATTAAAAGTATCAACTGAGTATGGGCCAATAACATTCACTCCTGAAATGTTAAAGGATAAATTAGAAAAGGTAGTTGAGGATTTAAATGTAAAAGTAACAGTCTTAGATGATGAAGATGAAGATACTGTTAAAAACTATCGACTTCAATTAGACGTTAAAGCCACTAGAAGAAAAGTTAGAGAAATTGAAAGTTATTTAAGAATAACTTTACAAGAGATGTTATAAAATTTTTGTATATTTGTATAATAAATTTATTATGGATAAAGAATATTCAATAGGAGCGGTAGTAGGTCGTTTTCAAGTCCACGAATTACATGACGCTCATCGATATATTATTGACCAAGTTGTTAATAATCACAAAAAATCAATCATATTTTTAGGAGTTCCTAAAGTAGTTGGTACTAAAAAGAACCCGTTAGACTTTGACACACGGAAAAAGATGATTCAAGCATCTTACCCCGACTCGGTTATTTTGGCACTTCCAGACTTTGGTGATGATATCAAATGGACATCGGAATTGGATAAAAGAATTAGAGAGGTTTATGCAATTGGGGAAGTAGTTTTATATGGTGGCAGAGATTCATTCATACCATATTATAAAAAGGGAAAAGGACAATTTGATTGTAAAGAATTAGATCAATATACATTTGTTTCCGGAACCGAGGTTAGAAAATTAGTTTCAGAAACAGTTAAAAATTCATCAGATTTCAGAGCAGGTGTTATATACAACTCGTATAATCAATATCCTAAGGTTCATCCTTGTGTAGATGTTGCTATTTTAAATGATGATAATATGTTACTTTTAGCTAAAAGGCCGTATGAAAATGGTTGGAGATTTATTGGTGGATTTGCACACCCAAGTGATTCCTCATATGAATTTACAGCCAAAAGAAAAATATCACAAGATGCTGGTGGTAATTTAGAAACATCTGAACTTACATATGTAAATAGTTCAATGATTCCAGATTGGAGATATCGTGGAGAAGAAGATAAAATCATTAGTGTTTTATATAAAACTAAATATACAGGTGGTTCAATAGAACCATCAGACGACGTGTCAGAACTCAAATGGTGGGATATCCACGAGATATCACAATCTTGGATTGATCTAAATGATAATGTTGTTGGACCAATTGTAGATGAACATAAACCATTATTAAAAATATTCTTAAAAAGCATATGAAAGTAAATCACTCACCGGTATCATATTCATCGATTGTTGAAATTGGTGAAAGAACACTACATCTTGAAAAAACAACAGGTGAAACCTATTTAAAACTACACCGTGGTGTAATGGATGTCGATATGATCGACTTAAATTCCTTTATGAATGATTTTGACTACAATCAAAAATTAGTTCAACAATATGGTGGTAATGATGGAGACTCAACACTAGTTAATGTAATTAAAGATAAGTTTCACCTAAAAGATCATTATGTAATGACTGTTCCTGGTGGGATGGCAACACTTGATTTGGTTATCAATTCACTATCAGAAGATAATTTTTGGGTCCCAAAGTATCATTGGGGTTCTTGGAATAAAATACTTAAAATTCATAATAAGAACATCCAAGAGTTTGACGATTTCAATATTAGAGATTTTAAAGCATGTGACAATATTTTAGGATATTCAAGTGGGGTTGTGATGCTATGTTATCCTTCAAATCCAACCGGATGGTCTCCAGACTTCAAAGATTTGAAAAAGTTCTTAGATCACTCTAAAGAACATAATATTACAGTTATCTTAGATCTACCTTATTATTATCTTTTCAACGATATTGATAATCCTATTCATGAACTGTTTTATGATAATGTGATTGTTATATCATCCTTTTCAAAATCAATGGGATTATCTGGACTTAGAGTTGGGTACATCGCTACAAAGAATCAAGAGCTTTATAACTCTATGAAAATTAGATCATTGTATAAGTATAACTCAATTTCAACGATACCTCAACAAGTAATAACAAGACTACTTACAACAAATAATGGTAAGACATCTTTAGAAAACTATAAAAGAAAAACACAGGATAGTATTAAAAAGAATATTCAATATCTGAAAGATAGAGGATTCTTATTTGATGAATATCCATCAACTCCAACAGGACCTTTCGCGATTGTTAATATAAATTTTGATATTCTTTTATTTAATCGAATATCTTCCGTACCTTTACATAAATTCTCACTCAACAGAACAGTTAATCCACAATACTCAAGAATATCAGTGTCAGTGCCACATGAAATATTCAAACAATACTTTGATAAAATAAATTCATAAATATATGGAACCCAATATACTATTACTAACAGACTCTTACAAGCCAACACATTGGAAACAACTCCCTAAAGGAGTAACGATTTTAAGATCATATCTTGAAAGTCGTGGTGGTAAATTTGACAACACACTTTTTTATGGTCTTCAATATATCATAAAAGAGTATTTACAGGGCAAAGTTATCACACTAAACAAAATCAATCGTGCTAAACTATTTTGGGATGCACACCTTGGACCAGGTCATTTTAATATGGATGGATGGTTACACATTTTAGAAAAACATAATGGTCATTTACCAGTTATTATTAAAGCTGTTCCAGAAGGAAGTGTTATTCCAACTGGAAATGTTCTTTTGACTATTGAAAATACAGACCCAGAAGTTCCTTGGTTAACCAATTATCTTGAATCTTTACTTTTACAAGTTTGGTATCCAATCACTGTTGGAACACTTTCAAGAGAAATTAAGAAGGTTCTTATCGATTATTTGGTAAAAACATCCGATCACGATGAAAATGGAATTCGTGGAATTGTTAGTTTTATGCTACACGATTTTGGATTCCGTGGAACATCATCTGTCGAAAGTGCAGGTATCGGAGCATCTGCTCACATTATTAACTTCCGTGGAACAGATACAGTTGAAGGTATTTTACTAGCACAAGAATATTACAATACCTTGGATATGTTGGCATTCTCAATTCCAGCATCTGAACACTCAACTATTACATCTTGGACTGAACCACTTGAGGTTAAGGCATTTGAAAATATGTTAGATCAGTTTCCAACCGGATTAGTGGCTTGTGTATCTGACTCATTTGATATTATCAGAGCTTGTAGAGACCATTGGGGAAATACTTTAAGAGATAAAATCTTAAATCGTGATGGTCGTCTTGTAATTCGTCCTGATAGTGGAGATCCTGTTCAAACATTGAAACAAATCTTCCATATTCTTTGGGATAAATTTGGTGGAACAATTAATAAAAAAGGATTTAAAGTTATTGATCCACACGTTAGAGTTATTCAAGGTGATGGTGTTAATTATGAGTCTATTATTGAGATTCTTGATATGATGATTGAAGAAGGATTTGCAGCAGAGAATATCGCATTTGGTATGGGCGGCGCACTTCTACAAAAAGTAGATAGAGATACTCAGAAATTTGCTATCAAATGTTCATCAATTGTTATCAATGGTGAAGAAGTTGAAGTTCAAAAAAACCCAATCGAAATTAATGAGAAAGGTGAAAGAGTTCAATCATTTAAAAAGTCAAAAGCTGGTAGATTAAAACTTGTTCAACACGTTGATAGATATAACAATAGTGATGAATATGAAACTATTCAACATTGTAAAGATTTCTCTGGTGATATCTTAGTAAATATTTTCGAAAATGGTCACATCTTAAAAGAGTGGACGTTTGAAGAAGTTCGTGAAAGAGCTGAAGTTAAAATTAATGTCGAAGAATTAGTTTAATGAATAATTACAGAGTACTTTCAAAAGAGGAGGCTGAATATTGGTCAGAAAAGATATTTACCAATTATTCAAATAGATATAATATTGGTGTTAATTTCCCAGAAATCTATAATCCTGATTCTATTAGAAAGACTATAAATTATAGATTTACCTTTTCTGTGTCGAAAAATAATATTCAAAGATTTGAGAATCTATTCTTAAAATTTTTAAAAGATGGGAGCAAACATATGCTTCTTGAAAGTGGATATAAGCAGTATTTTCAAATTTTTGAATATGAAGAATTAGAAAAATTCAGAATAATTGAAGAAAGAGAAGAACATAAAATATATGGAGTGGATTTTATTAAATTCACTTATGATTTTAATAGATCTCCGGCATTAGCCACAGTACTTTTTATACAAATAATAAAAGATGTAATTAATATAATTGGTGAATATTGGGGATTTGACGAGAATGGAAATGAAGTTTGTTCTATAAAATATCCAGTCGGTTCG